AAGTTTGTTGGTGAGCGTGGTATCGAAGCTGGTGCTTCAGTTGCTGTGGGTGCTGTCGCCTCTGAATATGAGGAAGACAACCTGCTAGGTTCACTTAAACAGAACTGGCCTGAGACTTGGGATTTTATTCCTGATAATTGGGCTACCCTTGCTGGGGATACACCAGACATCAAACGTCAGAAAAACATCAATGAAGATTTGGCGATGGGATTCTTGATTCCGTTTGCTAATTTTAGTGGTAAACTTGTTTCTGCTATCAGTGAAGTAAAAGACGTATTTAAAACTGCACCTAAGATTATTGGTGAAAGCGATCAAGCTGTTAAGTACCTTGCTGCTAATAAACCCAAGCCTACCAGTGAAGTACCTGAAGAGGCTTTGCTTGAATATCAGGCTAAGCAGGATGAGGCACTGGATGAACTTGGTTATTACAATGCAAGTAAAACAGAAGATCCTAATGTTGCCATTAAAGGTGTGCATGACCTGTACGACTTTCGAGAGACTGGTCTCCGTACTGTAGATGACTTTGGTATTGTAGGTGCTAGCGTTGATGCTGCACTTATCCAAGGTAACAAGGGTACTGTACACGGTCGTCTTGGTAACTTCATTAGTGGTCCTGCACTTAAGTACGGTGCAGAGACTCCTGGCGGTGTAGAAGAGATTACTATTGGTCTGACACAACAGCTTAAAGAAGCTGATCGTGTCGGCATGGTTGCTGATGATTTTGCTGTATCTGCAGATGAAGTAGCAGAAGCTGGTGACAAACTTGTCCTAGAATTGTTTGACCCGACTGCTAGTATTTCAAGGTATGGATGTTGCACGTGCTCAGGCATATACTGCAACCTCTATGGCTGGTCAGGTTGCTGACCTTGCTGAAGGTATTCGTATCAACCGTGGCTCTATTGCTATTGAAAACGCTCAAGAGCAAATCCTAGATAAGATCAACTTCCTCCAACAATTGGTCGGATCTACCCGTTACTTTACTCAGCAAAAGAAAGGTATTGCTGCTCTTGGTGAGAAAATCAAGAACAAGTTTAAAACACCTGAGCAAATTGCACAGGACATTAAAGAAGGTTATCCTACTGCACTTAGGGGTATCCAGTCTGACAGTGAGAAATTTACTGAAAACTGGATGTGGATGCAAAAAAACCGTCCTGAAATGCTGGACTCCTTCCTGGAGTTGTATGAACTTAGCGATGGTCGCATCAATACCATTGCAAAGATGAACGAGGACATCCTTAATAGCTTTGCAAACTTTCGGTTTATTATTGATCGCAATCCTGATCAGCCTAATATCATTACACAGGCTGTACGTTCTAACTACTTTAACAGTTTGCTGTCTGCAGTAGGTACTGCAGGTAAAGCCTTGTACGGTAACCTTAGTGGTCTTGTATCTGAACCTATCTCATACTTTGGTGGCTCTGTACTCCGCCAGGATATGAAAAATATCCAACGTGGTTGGATGGCTTACAGTGCTATCTTTGATACACAAAAAAAGGCATTACCTTATGCAGCTCAGATGTTTATGAAAGCATCCCAAAACCCTAATTCTGTTAGAGGACAGTCTCGTCTTGACCTTGTTATTAAACAGGAAGAGAAACTAGAGCAATACAGGTTTATTGCTGAACAAGAGTCTGCTCAAGGTAGAGATGGTTTCAAATTCCTTGTCAAGATGTACGAGGATATGCAAGCAATGGCTGCTGATCCTGTCTTCCGACTGGTACCTAACCTGTTCTCTGGTTTTGACGCTTGGACTGGCGCTACCCTTGCTAATGCTCAGGCACGCTTCCGTGCAATGGATGAGCTTGAAACACTAGGTGAAGCAGTAACTCCTGCTAGGGTTAAAGAGCTTGCTGATGTTGAATACAACAGCATGTTTGGTGCTGATGGTTTGATTAAAGACCAAGCTGTTAAATACAGTACAGCTGATATTGCTCTTAACCTAGAAAGTGGGTTTAGCAACGATATAAGTAATATCCTATCGTCTATTCCTGCACTGACTCCGATCTTCACGTTCCCCACAACAATGACAAACATTGTGCGGGTTGCTGATGACTATATCCCTGCTCCCCTACGTTCTTTCCAAAAGGATGTTAACGAGTTGGCATATACGTCTGTCAAGACTTTTATGGAAAACCCTGAGCAGATGGAGCGTATCTTGAAAGCTCGTGGTCATAAAGTAGAATTGATGGATGAAACAGCAAAGCTTAACACTTTAATTGACCTTAAAAACCGTACGCTTGGTCGTAAAGCTATTGGTAGTTTCCTGACTACTTTGGTTATCGGTAGTGTCATAAAAGATGAGCTGTTTGGTGATGGTTTGTTTAGCGTTACTGGTGATGGTACTGTTGACCGTCAGTTAAATACTGCAAGGATGAAAAACAGTAACTTTAAGGAACGTTCTATGATTGGTCCTGGTGGTGTTCGTATCGAATACAACGAACTACTTGGTCCTGGTCTAAGCAACTGGGTTGCTGCTGTAGCTAATACAGTAGACAACTTTGATATGCTTGGTGAGTCTGCTATTGAAAACCTTGTACCAAAATTAAGCTTTATCGGCTGGTGCCAGAAATGAGCTTGGTAAAATTCTAGATGGTGGTCTGAAAGATTACAATAATAACGTTATTGAACAGTTGCAAAACCGTAATAGGTTTATCGGTTTAGTTGACCAAACAAACCGTCTCCCTACTGTTATTAGCCCTATTAGCGGTGAAGCTCCTAATAAATATAGTTTCCTACAACGTCTCTGGAACTCACAATCTCCTTTGAAAGTCCATCCAGCTATGACAAAGGAAGAGAAGTTCTTGTATGATATTGAATATGATGTATCTTCTGCATTTAAGAAACGTCAAGGTGTTAACCTAGACGCTAGTGAGCGTAATGCTCTAAATGCTGAAATGGGTCGTCAACAATACTTCCGCAAAGAAATCACTCGTATTATGAAGACAGCAGAAGCTCGCAACACTATTAATGAGTTGAAAGCTTTGCGTCGTCCTCCTAATTTTGTTGGCTCTCAAGATACACCTATTGGTCAGTACGATCAAATTCATATGATGCTGCGAGACGCACAAAAGCAAGCAGAGGAACGAGCATTTAATATGCTTACTCCTGAAATGAAGGCTGCTATTGAGCAGCGTAAACAAAATGGCGTGCACTGACGTACAAACAATTCAAGCTGGAAACGGGTCAAAGACACAATTCTCTTTTGACTTTCCGTACATTTTTAAATCCGAAATCCACGTTTATTTTTGGAACGTAACTACAAAAGAATACGACGAAAAACTTACGACAGATAGCACCTACCCCTGGCGTATTACTGATGCTAACCCCACCATTGTGGAGTTCACTGGTACTGCGCCACCTTCTCCCACCTCTCCGACTGATCCAGGTGAACCTACTGTTGACAACGTTAAAATCCGCCGAATCACTAAGGTTGATGACATCCGTGCATTGTTCAACCCTGGATCAGCTATTCGGTCTGATGATCTCAATAAAAACTTTGAACAGCTTCGTTATGCTATTCAAGAGGCAAACTGTGCTGGCATCCCTGATGATGTAGACGCTTACCTCAAAAACTATTATTGGAATAAGTTTGACGAAACTGTTTATTCTACGGAGACATGGGACTCTGATGACGATCAAGTAGCAACCACACAAGCTACTGATGCACGTATTGATGCTAAGATTGATGCTGCACTGACTGGTGATGTTGCTGGAGCAGATGGTATTAGCATTACAGATAACAGCCCTGGGAGCGGTCAGATTACAATTGGTCTGACTGACAACAGTGTAGACTTTGATAAGATTAAAGACGCTGACCAAGTTAAACTAGCTGATCAGGTTGCCGATTATGACAACGGTGGTTCTGATGATAAAGTATTTACCTCTGTTGCAGCTATCCGTCGTTTTGAAAACTTTGTCCAGGACGCTACACCTACCACTACCGCTGGTATTGGTAAAGGTCGTGTTTGGGTAGATATTGCAGACGATAAAACCTTGTCTGTTTGGGATGGTTCCGCCTGGATTGCTATTACCTCTGGTGGTACGTTTACTAACCAACCTAAGGTTGTCTATGTTGACGCTACGGCAGGCAGTGATAGTAATGATGGTCACCGTATTAGCCGCCCTAAAGCTACCATTAAAGCTGCTGTCCAGCAAATCAATGCTGATGCTACTTATGGTAATGGTAGTATTGTTGTAGTGGCACCTGGTGTTTACCAGGAAGCGTGTCCGATCCAAATCGAAAAGCGTGACGTTGCTATTGTCGGTACTTCACTGCGTCAGTGTGTGATTCACCCGACGCAAGCAACTGAAACCACAACTATGTTTGAGGTTAACAGTGGTACATACCTGAAGAACCTGACGTTCACTGGTATGAAGGCTAGCGGTACACGTGGTGATAGCGGTTCTTTGTGGGAAAACAGTACCTATGGTTTGCCCCCTACGCAAGGTTGGAACGTTGCTTTCTACAATAACGCTTACATCTACAAGTCTCCATACATCCAGAACTGTACTAACTTCTCTGACTCTGAGATTGATAACACTGATCTCAGCTTCTATGCAGGTACTGCTGACAAGGGACGTGCAGGTGATACCGATTCTGCACCGACAGGTTTCGATTGTCTGTGATAGCTACACCCACACTGGTCTAGATGCTCCTGGTATCTTTGTGACCAACAACGGTTACATGCAGGCTACCAGCAGCTATGCGTTCTTTAACCATGCTCACATCACCTGTATTAATGGTGGTCAGGCAAACCTTGCTGCATCTACATCTGACTTTGGTCGTTATGGTTTGATTGCTAGCGGTAAGTCTACTTCTGCAATCTTTACTTCGACTATTGACGGTGCTGTTTCTGACGGTGCTATCTCTTTTAACATTGACGCACCTACTGCTGCTAGTGGCTGGCACGGTACTGCCACACGTCCTGCTGGCAACATGTTGGTGACTGTAAACAGTGTCACCTACCCAATCCTGTCTGCTACTGCTAACGGTTCTGGTTGGACTGTGACGATCAGCCGTCCTAGTTCTATTAACCGTAGTACCAACCTTGGCGTCAACGGTGCAATTAGCGATGGTGCTGCTGTATCGTTCTTCCTGCGGTCAATGATTGCTTCTAGTGGTCATACCATGGAATACGTGGGTAGTGGTACTAACTACACTGCATTGCCTGAAAACGGTGGTGTACCTGTAGACGCTAACCAAAAGATTGAACTTGACAACGGTAAGATCTGGACTGCCACAACTGACCAAAACGGTAAATTTAGTGTTGGTGGTAACCAAACAGATGACCCGTTCTTTGAGGTAGATCAACAACTTGGTTTTGTTACCATCCCTGAAGGTTCTATTGCCTTTAACCTGTTGTCTGACGTAACGCCACAACTTGGTGGTAATTTAGATGTTAACAGCAATACGATTACTGGTCTTCCAACTACACCTAGTGCTACTACAGAAGCAACTTCTAAAGCCTATGTAGACACTAAACTGCCCCTTGCTGGCGGTACTTTGACTGGTGCACTAACTTTGTCTGGTGCTCCTAGTTCTAATCTCCATGCTGCTACTAAAGCTTATGTAGATACAGAAGTAGCTAATGTTGTTGATTCTGCTCCTGCAACACTTGACACTCTTAACGAACTGGCAGCTGCGTTAAATGATGACGCCAACTTCTCTACCACTGTAACTAATAGCATTGCTACTAAACTGCCTTTGGCTGGTGGTACAATGACTGGTGCCATTGCTATGGGCACTAATAAAATTACAGGTGCTGGTGATCCTACTGCAGCACAGGATGTAGCTACTAAAAACTATGTAGATACTAATTTCCAAGGAACTGACGCAGGTCTTACATATTTGGATGGTCTTAACTTTACTGATGAGGCTTCATTCAAAACTAATGTCAACCTTGAAATCGGTGTTGATGTACAAGCATATGACGCTGACACTGCAAAGACTGACACTGCTCAAACCTTTACCGCAGCACAACGTGGTGAGATTACTACACTAACTAGTGCAACTACTATCACACCTAATTTTGCTGACAGTAATAACTTTACTGTAACTCTTGGTCACAACGCTACCATTGCTAATCCTACTAACCTGACTGCTGGTCAATCTGGTTCTATCTTCCTTGTGCAAGACGGTACCGGTAGCCGTACAGTTGCCTGGGGTTCTTATTGGGACTGGGCAGGAGATACGGCACCAACGCTCACGACAGATGCTAATGCCGTGGATCGTGTAGACTATGTTGTCCGCACTACCGGTTCTATTCATGCTGTCGCTACCCTGAAATACTCATGAGTGTAATTGCAAATAATATGTTAGCAGGCGCTGCCGGTCAAGGTGGCGCAGCTGATGCTGCAGGACCAATTAAAAGCTTGCGGTTTAATAAAGCGGATTCTCCTTACCTGAATAGGACAATGTCCGGCGGAGATAGAGGTAAGGCGACCATATCTTGCTGGCTTAAAAAATGCAACGTT